GCTCTGTGGTGAGGTAAGCACGTGCAAGGTATACCGATAAGCAGCGAGAATGAAAAATGCGTCAGAATGCGTTTGAGGAGGTTTTAAGAAATGAGTACGATAGCTGAGCTTGTCAGGGCTAATTTTCGTGAAGAGTTGGTGCGTTGGTATCGGTATCGTTCATCGTCCAGTTTGCCGCTTGATGAGTTGTATGAGCATTCACCTGCCGCACGACGCTATCCGCGTGACCGTGTTCTTCGACGGTTGTTCAAACTCAACAATGAGTTTCAGCGCAACAGAATTATCCGGAGTCTGGATTTTAAGTGAAGGAGTGAGCATGAGCGACCTATCATTAACCCAGCCAAAGCTAAAAGAATGTCCGTTTTGCGGCGGTAATGCTCGTCTGTGGGTTGAGGCCGGAATAAATATTGATGTGTGGGGCTATGCAGAATGTGACCTCTGTGAAGCCAGGGTGGCATGGGCACCATCAGTTGCTGCGGCTACTGAAAAATGGAACCGGAGAGCAGGAGATGAAGCAAACCTTTCTGCTTCGCAACGAAGCAATCAGAAATAACGCCATAGACGCCATTCTCTCACTACCCATCGACGACAAGTCACCCCACGAAGTCCACGTTAAAGAACCCAAGCGCAGCAAAGCGCAGAATGACCGCATGTGGCCGATGCTGAACGATGTTTCGCGTCAGGTGCTATGGCATGGTCAACGGCTGGCGCCGGAAGACTGGAAAGACCTGTTCACTGCCCTGTGGCTTAAGACCAAAAAACTGGAGCAAAGAAGTGCGCCTGGTATCGACGGTGGCGTTGTCATGCTTGGCGTGCGTACCAGCAAAATGCGAAAGGCCAACATGACTGAGCTTATCGAAATCATGTTCTGGTTCGGCTCAGAGCGCAACGTGCGGTGGAGTGATGACTCCCGGCGAGAGTATGAATGGTCACAACGAAAAGGTAGGGCTGCATGACTATCAAATCAAATACACCAGCACACGACAAGGACTGCTGGCAAACGCCGCTTTGGCTTTTTGATGCACTGGATATTGAGTTTGGATTCTGGCTGGATTCGGCAGCGAGCGACAAAAATGCTCTGTGTGCTCACTGGCTAACTGAGGCCGACGACGCGCTCAATTCTGAGTGGGTAAGCCACGGTGCAATCTGGAATAACCCACCGTACAGCAATATCAGGCCGTGTGTGGAAAAAGCAGCTGAGCAGTGCATACAACAGCGACAGACGGTAGTGATGCTTGTGCCAGAGGATATGTCTGTCGGATGGTTCAGCAAGGCTCTGGAGAGTGTTGACGAAGTTCGCATCATCACTGATGGACGGATTAATTTTATCGAACCATCGACAGGACTGGAGAAGAAGGGAAACAGCAAAGGCTCAATGCTACTGATTTGGCGACCGTTCATCAGTCCTCGACGGATGTTTACTACCGTATCCAAAGCGGCATTGATGGCGATCGGGCAGGGCGTCAGGAGGGCAGCATGAGACGACAGCGACGAAGTTTCACCGACATCATCTGCGAAAACTGCAAATACCTTCCAACGAAACGCTCCAGAAATAAACGCAAGCCAATCCCAAAAGAATCTGACGTAAAAACCTTCAATTACACAGCTCACCTGTGGGATATCCGGTGGCTAAGACATCGTGCGAGGAAAACAAGGTGATTGACGCGATGATTTATTCGGGGCTATATTCCTCACGCGCCAGCAAAATCTGGCGTCGGGATTAGCACCCCGGATATCGAAACGGTGCATAACCGCGCTGGCGGTTTTTTTATGCGCTAAGCACAGTCACATTCGCGATTTATGGCGGGCTGTGTGGGGGAGCCGAAAGGCTCGCCGGATGTTTCGACCGGTAGTGCTAACCCCGCACAGTTCGCCACCACGATGATTAGCACCTGACGGTGGCGAGGTAAAAATTATCGAAACGCGAGGTCATTATGGCTGTTCAAATTTCTGTCGAAAACCTTTCCCCTGTTACCTATAACCAGATCCCCGTAATTACTACTGAACTGTTGGCTCACCTTTACGGAACAAAAATCAAAAACATTTCTGATAACTTTCTGAACAACACGACGCGATTCATGCCCGGAAAGCATTACTTTAAAATTGAAAAAAACGAATTACGCGAGTTTAAGAACAGACCCGAAACAATCGGGTTAGTTGGTAAAAATGCCCGCTCCCTCATCCTCTGGACAGAACGCGGAGCAGCCCGTCACGCCAAAATGCTCGAAACCGATCAGGCGTGGGATGTGTTCGAAAAACTGGAAGACTGCTATTTCAGCCAGTGCAAGAAAAATACTGGCAAACAAGAGAAGAGCACCAACGAGCTTTCCGCAAAAGAAGCAAACAGCCTTGTATGGTTATGGGATTATGCTAACCGCTCACAGGCATTATTCCGCGAACTGTATCCGGCGCTAAAACAAATTCAATCGAACTATTCCGGCAGATGCTACGACTACGGTCATGAGTTTTCGTATGTTATCGGAATGGCGAGAGATGTTTTAATCAACCACACACGAGATGTTGATATTAATGAGCCAGACGGACCAACGAACCTTTCCGCATGGGTAAGGCTTAAGAACAAAGAGTTGCCGCCTTCACTGCATCGCTACTGACAATTGACAACTTAACAAACCCAGCTTCGGCTGGGTTTTTTATTACTGAATTTTCAATGTGAGAGGACATGACAATGAATGAGCTGATAAATAGCAATGCCATCAAAATGACAAGCATTGAAATCGCTGAGTTGGTGGGAAGTCGTCATGACAAGGTGAAACAATCCATTGAACGACTGGCGGTTCGAGGTGTGATCCGAAATCCCCCAATGGTGGTTTTCGAAAAAATCAATAACTTAGGATTACTTCGTGGCGTAGAGGCTTACGTTTTTGAGGGCGAACAAGGTAAGCGCGACAGCATTATTGTCGTTGCCCAGTTGTCGCCGGAATTCACCGCTCGCCTTGTTGACCGCTGGCGAGAACTCGAAGGGGCAACCGCGAAAATACCACAAACCTTTTCTGAGGCATTGCGCCTTGCGGCCGACCTTGAAGACCAGAAGGCTGAACTGGAGAAACAGCTTGCTCTCGCAGCACCTAAAGTTGAGTTTGCCGATCGCGTTGGCGAGTCCAGCGGAATTTTGATTGGAAACTTTGCAAAGGTTGTTGGTATTGGTCCAAACAAACTGTTTGCGTGGATGCGCGATCACAAAATCCTTATTGCTTCAGGCTCCCGGCGCAATGTGCCAATGCAGGAATATATGGATCGTGGCTATTTCACAGTGAAAGAAACAGCGGTCAACACAAATCACGGAATACAGATATCGTTCACCACAAAAATCACCGGGCGTGGTCAACAGTGGCTGACAAGAAAGCTGCTAGATAACGGAATGCTTAAAGTAACAGGGGAGGCTGCTTAATGGCTAAACCAGCGCGAAGGAAATGCAAAATCTGTAAGGAATGGTTTCACCCGGCATTCTCAAATCAGTGGTGGTGCAGCCCGGAACACGGAACTAAATTAGCGCTCGAACGACGAAATAAAGAACGCGAAAAGGCGGAAAAAACAGCAGAGAAGAAACGACGACGAGAGGAGCAGAAACAGAAAGATAAAATTAAGATTCGAAAACTCGCCTTAAAGCCCCGCAGTTACTGGATTAAACAAGCCCAACAAGCCGTAAACGCCTTCATCAGAGAAAGAGACCGCGACTTACCATGTATCTCGTGCGGAACGCTCACGTCTGCTCAGTGGGATGCCGGACATTACCGGACAACTGCTGCGGCGCCTCAACTCCGATTTGATGAACGCAATATTCACAAGCAATGCGTGGTGTGCAACCAGCACAAAAGCGGAAATCTCGTTCCGTATCGCGTCGAACTGATTAACCGCATCGGGCAGGAAGCAGTAGACGAAATCGAATCAAACCATAACCGCCATCGCTGGACTGTCGAAGAGTGCAGGGCCATCAAGGCAGAGTACCAACAGAAACTCAAAGACCTGCGAAACAGCAGAAGTGAGGCCGCATGACGTTCACAGTAAAAACCATTCCTGACATGCTCGTTGAGGCATATGAAAATCAGACCGAGGTAGCCAGAATACTGAACTGTAGTCGCAACACGGTCAGAAAATATATTGGCGATAAAGAAGGCAAACGGCACGCCGTCGTCAACGGTGTCCTTATGGTTCACAGTGGATGGGATAAGGGGAAAGACTCTGATGCGTGATATTCAGCAGGTGCTTGAACGCTGGGGCGCATGGGTGGCCAATAATCATGAGGATGTGAGCTGGTCGCCCATTGCCGCCGGATTTAAGGGGCTGATCCCGTCAAAGGTTAAATCACGGCCTCAGTGTACCGATGACGATGCGCTGATTATCAGCAATTGCATGGCGCAACTGAACGTCAACAACAGCGATTTGCATGATTTTCTGTATGATTATTATGTGTTCGGGATGACGCTTATGTCACTGGGCCGTAAGCATGGGCGCTCTGATTGCTGGGCCGGGCGGGTACTGCAAAAAGCAGAAGGTGTTATTGAGGGGATGTTGATCATGCAGGGAGTAAAGCTGGAAATGGACAGGTACGTTGAGCGTGAACCATCAGGATCACAGGCCAGTCAGTTTGCCGGACGTGCGGGAAATTGAAAGCGCGAGTTTTTACTGTAGAATAGCTGCGGGTGCTTGAGGCTGTCTGCCTCGGGCATGCAGCCGTAAGGCAGACAGAGAAAAGCCCCAGTTAACATTACGCGTCTTGCAGGACGCTTAACATTAATCTGAGGCCAAATCTATGACTTACAAACTTAGGTTAGCCTCTTACGTGCCGAAAGGCAAGGAGAAGTAGGCTATGAAGCAGCAAAAGGCGATGTTAATCGCCCTGATCGTCATCTGTATTACCGTCGTAGTGATAGCACTGGTAACGAGGAAAGACTTCTGCGAGGTACGAATCCGAACCGGCCAGACGGAGGTCGCTGTCTTCGTAGACTACGAATCTGAGAAGTAAGAGACCAGGC